GTTCGCGAAGTGAATGACGCTTCTGTGACTTCTGTCAATGATTTTAAAGCCGACGTTTCAGGACTGGCGACCCAGTCTTCAGTTGATACTATTGATTCAAACGTTGACGCAATAAAAGCGCAGACAGATAAATTGACTTTCAACGGCGCGAATATTATTCTGGCTGACATTCGCGAAGTTAATGATTCGAATGTTACGTCAGTCAATGACTTCAAGGCTGACGTTTCAGCACTGGCGACCCAGTCAAGCGTTGACACGGTCGACGCGAATGTCGACGCCATTAAATTAAAGACTGACAAGCTGACCTTTAACGGCGCGAATGTTATTCTGGCGGACATTCGGGAAGTGAACGACGTCGCCGTGACAAGCGTCAACGATTTTAAAGCGGACGTTTCAGGTCTTTCGACCTTTGACCCGACGACTGACGAAGTCGACATAGGAAAGGTCAAGGGGGTCGGCGTTACTGGCGTCAACGATTTCAAGGCGGACGTTTCCGCGCTTGCGACCCAGTCTTCCGTCGATACGATTGATTCGAATGTGGACGCGATTAAACTTCAGACGGACAAGCTGACATTCAATTCGGCTGACGTTATCCTTGCGGATATTCGCGAAGTCAATGACGTCACAGTGACGTCGGTCAATGACTTTAAAGCTGACGTTTCCGCGCTGGCGACAGAAGCAAACGCAACGTCAAATAAAAACGCGATTATCACTGAAGTCGACGCGAACGAAACAAAGATTGATATTATCGACACGAACGTTGATTCAATCGTTGCGAAACTTCCGTCTGGAAGTATTTCAGACTTTGACGCTTCGACTGACGAAGTCTTGTCGAATATCCAGAAGGTCAAGGGCGTCGGGGTTACGAATGTAAACGATTTCAAGGCTGACGTTTCTGGTCTTTCAACGTTTGACGCTTCGACTGACGAAGTTGACGTCGGCAAAGTCAAGGGCGTCGGCGTGGCTGGCGTGAACGACTTCAAAGCTGACGTTTCGGCACTTGCGACGCAAGCGTCCGTCAATCTCGTATTGACCCGCGCGCAGTATGTCGATTTTATGAATCGGGAAGTTAAAACGCGGACAGTCAACGGAAATCCGTCACAGTATGAAATCGGAACTTCGACGAATAAAGAAACGGTCGACGTCAGTCACGTTTCAATCGGCGGACTTGAAAAGGCGGATAAAGAAGACGTCGTATAAAGGGAATTGACCATGAATGACGGAAGCGTGATAATTCATTCGGAAATCTGGACGGAAGATTATATTCTTTCGGATATATGGTTCGAAGGTGATTCGACGCCATATCCTGAAGCACAATTTGAATCAGTCGCGAATTATTACTTGTATCAAATGAACTTTGTCGGCGTCCCGCGCGCGCCTTTGGGGACATTATGAGTATATTAACGGAAGGCGGGGAATTCCAGAATATTGTTCGGTCTTATGCGGTTCAAATTCTTCGATATAAATATTCTGGCGTTCGAAATACGGTTTACAATTCAATCGCGAATACGGCTGAAGGGGCGAATCTTGAACGGATAGGTCGCGACCGAAATCTTCCGCGTTATCAATTGGAAGATATTGACGAATATCGGGCGCGGGTCGTCGACGCGTATAATAAAAATCTGGGTCTGGGCGACGTTGAAAATATTATTCGGGCAATGGAAGGACTGGGCGCGTCAACGCTGGGCGTTCAATATCAATTTAATTCGCACACGTCAGGCGACAAGGGCGATTCGACGACAGGACTTTTTAATCTTTTAATTGAATCGCTGGGCGGTTTTCAGTATGACGCAACGAAAAAATATGACGGGTCTATTAAATACGACACACCGTCAGACAATGACATTGTCATTGAAATCGTTCAGCCGACCGCAATCAGCAACGCGCAAGCGTTAGAAATTCGAAACGAACTTGACCCGATTATTCGGGCGTCGTCCCAGATAATTAAAATTGTTCAGTTGACACCTTAAAAAAAGGAATATAATATGGCAGACTTAACAGAAGCGTCAGTATATGAATCAGCAGTCCCTTCGATTTCGACTTCCGACGACGTTGTCGGTTCAACGGGCGCGCCATACACAGACGGAATCGCGAATCAGCCACATTCAAAACTTGCGAATCGAACAAAATATTTAAAAGCTTTGGGCGACAGTCACACGGCTTCAATTAGTAATTTAAACGCGAACGTTACCGCGCTTCAGGTCGGGAAGGCTGATATTGCAAACGAAGAAGTTACGGGTTTTTATCGGTTCAAAGGTTCGATAGAAAAAGACCCGTCGTATTATGCAGAATCAGGCGCGAAAACAGAAATTTCGAAAACGTTTGAATTCTGTTTTAATATGGAAGATACGGGGACAGGATTCCCCGCGCAGACTTCGAAGAATTTAATTCAGAAAGATTTATCCGCGAATATTTTTCTGAAATATACTGAATTATACGCGATAACGATTGACGGTCAAATCATATTTAAAAATGATTCAAATGGTTCTTACTGGGTATCTGAATTGAATCAGGTCTGGCTTCCGACTTCACATTCAGACCCCGTTCCTTATTGCCTTTTAAGACCGTCAAAACAGGTCGCCACGTTAGTCACGAAAAGTCGAAATTTTTATATTCCGAATGGAAGTCGAAGCGCGTCAAGATGGGGCGACCTTGAAATTGAAAACGGCGCGGTTACATATCTTGACGGCGGAACGGACGCCGAAATCGCGCCCGTCTTTTTCACATATCGAAAGGTTACTGGCGAAAGCGAACTTCAGGTCGGTATTCGAAACGCGCACACTTCGAAAATCACTTTCCTTGTCGGGCGGATTCGAATTTCAACGATTAAAAATCTGGTTACTTAATATGCCGAACTTTTCGAAAAAGTCCCGCGCGAATCTGGACACCTGTCACAACGATATTATCGCCGTTTGCAACGAAGCGATTCTGGTCACTGACTTTTCCGTGACATACGGTCGGCGCGAACCGAACGAACAATTCCGTCTTTTTCAAAAGGGGCGCGAATATCGGAACGATAAGTGGATTATCGTTCGGGACGATTTAATTGTGACGCACTGTGACGGATTCGAAAAGCTTTCAGCGCACAATCACGAACCGTCTGAAGCGGTCGACCTTGTCCCATATCCGATAGACTGGAAAGACATAAATCGTTTTTATTATCTTGCTGGTGTCTTTATGGCAATCGCGCACCGTTTACGCGTTCAAGGAATTATTGAATCGAATTTTGTCTGGGGTGGAAACTGGAAGTCATTCAAAGACTATCCGCACTTTCAACGAAAGGATTGAAAAATGAATCCGAAGCACAAAAAGAAAATCGTTAAAAATTTAATCCCGATTCTGGGCGTCGTCGTCAAGGAATTTCTGACGGGCGGGAAGACGAAGCTGGGAATTTATATTCTTACGGTCGCGACACTGTCTTTGAAATACTGGGCGGGAATGGATATTGACGTCGCTTCCGCCATTCCTTCAGCAGTCCCGCCAGTCCTGAAGACCGCGCTGACGGTCGGGTCTGGCGTTCTGGGAATCGGGGTCGGTCATGACCTGATTAAAAAAGGAAAAAACATTTTCAATTCAATTAAAAAAATCACGAAGTCACTTTCGTTTTAATTCTTTCCATTAAAGGAAAATCTTCTGGCTTAAAGACCGTCGTTCGGCGGTCTTTTTTTTTATGCGTTCGCAATGCGTCCGCATACATTCGACCAGTGAAGAAAAATTGTAATTCGATTGTATTTCAATAGAATAATTCAAGATTCCTTTCCAGAATGGCGTTTTTCGTCAAAAATCGCTGAAAATATTTTCAAAAAATCTTCAAAAAAATTGATTTCGATTGAAAAATAATATATTTTATTGGTATGAAAGCGAAGCGAATCGAAACCATAAATCAATCTTTAACGAAAGGGTTTACAATGATTACAAAAGAACGTCTTCAGAAAATGGCAAAAATGGTCGGGGCGACTATCACGTTTCACGCGCCGAACGGAATCAACGTATCACATCCGAACGGGGACTTTTCAATGTCGCCCGTTGACTGGGACTTCACGCGGAACGCAAGTCACGCTTTCCGTTTCCTTGTCAATCTGGAATGGACACTTTTCAGGAAAGCGATTCTGAAGCTTACGGGCGAAGAACGAATCGCGCTTCGGAACGTTGCTGAAAAATCTTTACTGGAAGACGACCCCGAAGAAATCGGTTCTTCTGATATTGCTTGCGAACAATTTCACGTTTACCAAATGACGCGGAATGGCGACGGCGATTTCGACACAAAAAAATTAATGGATTGGGCGGGCGATTATGTCGAAGCTTGAAAAGTACACAATGGAAGATTTAAAAATCGGTTTTCGAATCAAGGCACACGGCGAAGGCGGAAAAATTTATGTCCTGATTGCAATCGACGAAACCGAAAACAAGGTCGCAATCAAGCGGGAATCTGACGGTCTTGTTTTGACTTATTCAATCCCGCTTTTTCTGAAGAAGCTTTATAAATTATCAAACAAAATTTAAACGAAAGGGTTTATCATGACAATCGAAACAGTAAAAATCGAAAAAGGTGCAATGACGGCGGAAGAAATTCTGGACAAAAGCGGGAACGCGTGGATTGCGGAAGAACACGAATTAATCACAGGCGCGGGCGTTGTCTGTGACAATCACAAAGCAATCGTCAGAAGCGACAATCAGAAATATATCGGAATTGTCGGGAAGGATTACGGCGTCGTCCAGAACGTCGAACAATTTTCAATGTTCGATATTATCGCGAAGAAATACGGCGCGAGATATGGAAGCGTCAACACGTTCAACGGCGGTTCGAAAATAACCGCGTCAATGGTTCTTCCGATTCGGAAGACGGACGAAATCAGGAAAGTCGGCGACGTCCTTCAGCGTTCAATTCTTCTGATTAATTCTTTTGACGGTTCGACAGGGTTCGTCGGGGAAAATAATATGCTGGTTCTTGCTTGTTCGAATGGTATGACCGCGAACCAGAAGGGCGCGCGGTTCATGTTACGGCATACGAAGAACGTCAAAGACCGTTATGACGAAGCTTTGAAAATCTTCGCAAGGTCTGAAGCGTATTTCGACCAGTTTATCGGACAGGCGCGGACACTGGCGAAAAAGATAATGACCGCGCAAGACCTGAAGAAATATGTCCAGCATCTTTTCCCCGCCGACCCGAAGACGAAAAAGTTTTCGACACGGGCGTTGAATCAGCAGTCAATCGTCACGACCCTTTTCTTCGAAGGCATGGGGAATCTGGGTCAGTCGGCTTTTGACGCATATAACGCGCTGACCGAATATCTTGACCATAAACGTTTTGACGACGAAGACAAGGCGTCAGCGTCGAATACGTTCGGGACAGGGCGGAAGCTTCGGGACAAGGCGTTCGCATATCTGGAAGCGATTTAAACGGCTTTTAAAGGCATCCTGAAGGGGACGGGGGCGAAAGCTTCCGTCCCTTTTTCTTTTGACGCCATATAAAGCCGTTTAAGCGTCTGGACGGTCTGGGCGACTATTCGGTCGCGGAACGCTTTTGACGGCTTCAGGGGCGCAGAAAAGCGGGTCTGGCGGTCAAATAACGGGTCGGTCACGCCGACCCCGCAGACCCGCACAGAAGACCCCGATTAAAATTCGATTGAATTTTATATTTTTAATAAAATTTCTTTGCATCTTTGATGAAAAATTCTATATTAGAATCAAAGGAAAGCGGGTTCGGAATGATAAAAATTTTAATCGGGTTCTTACGGAAACACGGGTTCTTCGTCGAATTGCGACTGACAGAAGGGTTCGAATTTGTTTCATTGTCCGAATATCAAATCGCGATTTCTTACAATCATAAGGCGGGCGCGTGGGTCATATTCCGCGACGACAAAATCAGGAATGTATTATTTGAAACTTCGAAAATCGAACGCGTTGTGAACTGGCTTCATGACGTTCGAAAATCTGTCCACAATTAACGAAAGGATTATCGAATGGAAAAATTGACGAATTCCGTCAAATCACTTTATCAGGAATGTCCGCGTAAATTTTTTATCAAACACGAACGCGGGTTCGTCCCAGTCCGTGAAGCGTCTTATCTGGCTTTCGGAACTGTCATTCATTCCGCCATTGAACAATTTTACAACGGGGTCGAATTCAAAGACATTGATTTCGGAAAAGAAATTGAAAACGAATTCGAAATGGTCAAGATTCATGAATTGATTCGCGGATATATCAATCACTGGGGGCGATTCGAAGAAGTTATCGCAACGGAAAAGGAATTCAAATTTCCGCTTTTAAATCCGAAAACAAAGTCGGCGTCACGGACTTTCGAAATGGCTGGAAAAATTGACGGCGTTGTTAAACAGAATGGAATCGTTTCTGTTATTGAGCATAAAACAACGGCGGACAATATCGAAGACCCGTCCTGTGATTACTGGTTGAAGCTTTCACTTGACCCGCAAATAAGCGGATATTTTGTCGGCGCGGAAACGCTGGGATTCGAACCGACAAATATTATTTACGACGTTATCAAAAAGCCGACAATCAAACCGTTCAAAGAAACGCCAGACGATAAAAAGAAATACAAAAAGGACGGGACTTTATACGCAAACCTTCACGACGCGGACGAAACGCCGAAAGCGTATCGCGAAAGATTGCGTTCTGATATTGCTGAAAATCCGAATAAATATTTTCAGCGAAAAGATATTCCCAGAATCGCCGACGACCTGATTGAATTTCTTTCCGATTCATGGTCAGTCGCGAAGCTTATAATGGAATCCAGAAACAACGATTTTTTCCCGCGACGGATTTCACAGTGTTTTAATTATTCAAAATGTCCGTATGTCGGCGTTTGTTCGAAACTGGAATCACTGGACGACGTCGCTTTATTTAAACAGGTCGGGAAGAATCCCGAATTAAATTCAACGAAAGGTGAATCGAATGAGTTTTAAACTGAAAGACGCAATCCAAATCGGTCAGCCGAAACTTTCCCCGCGAATAACAGTTGTCGGGGTCGAAGGCGTCGGGAAAAGTACGTTCGGGAATCGTTTTCCGAAACCGCTTTTTATCTGTGCGGAAAACGGGCTGGTCGGGTCTGAATTCAAAAAGACCGAAAATGTCAATCCGTCAAACTGGACTATGGTTCTGGAAACCGTGAAGGCGTTAATTTTGGAAGACAATAAATATAAAACCATTGTCATTGATACGCTGGACTGGCTGGAAACAATGCTATTCAATTTTATCTGTCAGCGTGACGGAAAGAAGGATATTGAATCTTACGGGTTCGGAAAGGGATTCACAATCGCTTCAGACGAATTCAAAAAGCTTCTGGTCGGTCTGGAAAAGTTACGACAGGACAAGGGGTTCGTCACTGTCCTTCTGACACACTGTCACATCAAAACGTTTTCGAATCCGACGGGCGACAATTATGACCGATACGAAATGAAACTAAACAAAAAGATTTCGGCACTGGTCAAGGAATGGTCGGACGCGGTTCTGTTTGCACAGTTTGAAGTCTATACGCATAAAGAATCTTCGAAGGCGAAGGCGAAGGCGGTCGGCACTGACGACAGGATTGTATATACCAGAACTTCGCCAATGTGGGACGCGAAGAATCGTTTCAATCTTCCAGAAAAACTTCCGCTTGATTATGACGAAGTCATGAAGTCAATCGAAACGGAAGGTCAGGACGCCGACGTCGAACTGTACGAAACCATTGAAACGCTTATCGACGAATCTGAAGCAATGTCTGACGAACTGAAAGACAAGGCGCGGAAGGCACTCGAACGGGACAAGGGCGACGTTATCAAATTAAAGACACTGTTAAACAAAATCAAAGCGTCCGCATAGGACGGAAAGGAAATTATCATGAACTGGACTCTCGAATGTATTATCAATGACCATGTTTTAGCGGAAGTCGGCGAAAAGAAAACGCCGTCAGTCAAATTCAAAATGACGCCCGTGAAGAACGTTGTCACTGGCGAAGAAATTCAGCCTTTTACACTTTACTTTGACGCGTGGCTGACTGAAAAATCTATCGAAAATTCGCTGAAGACATTGTCACAGTGTTTCGGCTGGAATGGTTCTGACCTGTCTGATTTTAACGGGACGGGTCGTTTCGTCGGCTTCAAGGTCTGGGCGGTCTGTGAAGAAGAAGAATATGAAAATGAACTTCGGACGAAGGTTCGTTTTATGAATCCGTTAGGCGGGGGCGGTTCGACGAAACCAATGGACGACAAGGGACAAAAGAAGTTGACGGATGCGCTGAAGGGGCGGATTTTGAAATTCAGGAAAGACAATCCCGATTCCGAAATTCCTGAAGGCGCGAAACCGTCGAACCAGTCTTCCCAGAAAATGACAGACGATTCCGAACTTCCGTTTTAGTTGAAAGGAAAAATTGACCATGCCGAAATTAATTAACAATACTGGCGGTCTTCGATTTATGAAAACGAAAGCCGAAGTCGCCGAAGTTTTAGAACGATACCGACAGGAAACGGGGAAGAATAAAAAAGACTTCGCGCTTCTTTTAGGTATCACTGGCGAAGCTTACAATCATATTGTCAAAGGCGCGTCATATCCGAATTTTAAATCCCTTTCAATTTTAAATCAAAATGGATTTAATGTCGGGTTATTGTTAGGATTAAACGACAGGGACGTCGAAGCAATCCGCGCGGGTCAATATGACGAATGACCGTTATTTTTCACACGACCAGAACGCGCGACATGACCCGAAAATAAAGTCGATTCAACGGCTTTTTCCTTTGGGTTATAAATATTTCTTTTGTACGGTCGAATATATGTTCGGTCAGGGCGGGGAACTGGAAATCGACGATTTCTTTTATGAAAATCTGACTGAAGAAATCGGTTCGGAATCCGCCGAAGAAACGAAAGAATTTATTGACAAGGCGTCGGGTGAACTGATTCCGCTTTTTTACAAGGTGAAACGCAAGGGAAAAGATTATCTTCGTTCGAAATCCCTTGACAGTCGCATTGATAAAATTAAGGCGAAATCAGAAACGGCTTCAAAGTCGGCGCGGGCGCGCTGGGACAAACCAGAAAAACGGCAACGGAAAACGTTTGAAGAAAATTCAATCGAAATGCAAATCGCAAAAAGAATCTATCGGGAATTCGCCGAACCGTTCGGCGCGCGCGTCCCGAACTGGCAAACGTGGGCGCGCGACGTCGACCTGATTCTTCGGCGCGATAAATTCGAAATTGAATTTGTCCAGAAGACGCTTGACGCAATCGGTCGACACGAAGGGTCAAACGGCTTCAGGTGGGGCGACGTGATTCGTTGTCCGTCAAAGCTTCGAAAGCATTTACAGTCGGGGAACGTATCGCCGAAACTTAATAATTCGAAGCGGTTGTCGGGTGCGGTCAAAGCGCAATCAGGAAAATATTCGAATGTCGGAAAGGACGTATAAATGAAACATATCGCAGACGACTTGACGAAAATTGTTGAATCTATCCAGTCGGCGGGCGGAATGAATATTTCCGAAGATTATGTTATGAACGAATTACGGAAGATTCAATCAAAGGTAATTGACACAACGCCGAAGCGATTCCGCAGTCATTTAAACGACCCGATTCCTGATTCAACGCTTGACTATCTTGACAATGGTCAGTCAATTCTTATCACGGGGGCGGTCGGGTCAGGGAAGACGACGACCGCTTTCGCGATAGGTTATCAATGGACAATGCGAAGGGCGAAGAAGTTTTATATTGACGAAAACGCTGGCGCGAATCGTCACTTGTCTATCCCGTCAATCATTATTCACTTCACGACGGCGACAGAATATCTTTTCGATATTCGAAATTCATTTAATGACGGCGGGGCGGAATCCGTTCGGGGTAAACTGAAGAATACGCGTCTTCTGATTCTGGACGACTTATTCGCTTCAAAAGCGACAGACCATGTTCACGAAGAAATTATTCATTTAATAAACGAAAGGTATCAATGGGAACGACCGTCGATTCTGACGTCGAATAAATCAATCGAAGAAATCGCCGACGTTGACGACCGAATCGCTTCGCGTCTTTCCGAAGGTCTGGTCTTGAATTTTAAATCGAAACCAGACTTCAGAATTCGAAAAGATTAATGTATATTAACAATGTCACTTTCACTTTAACAAAGGGGACTTCATGTCACTTGAAAAACCGAAGCTTGTCAACTATTCATTCGCAGTCAAAGAAGGGATTGACGTTCCTTCTGGCGCGTCCATTCCCGCGAAAATTAACGGGGTCGAAACGACAATCAATATTTCGATTGTCGAAGGCGACGCCGTTAAATCCGCGCCCGCAGTGGACGACGGTCGGGTCGGCGAACTGGAATCAGCACTGAACGACGCGAATGACAGGGTCAAAGACCTTGAAAAAGCGAATGAAAAACTTCAGAAGGAATATGAAAAGCTTTTGAAGAAAAAGGGCAGAAAATAAATTCGAATGGATTTAAAAGTTTTGCATTTCACGGTATTCGGCGCGCCGATTTCGATTAATAAGCTTTATTATAATCGGGGTCGGCGCGGTCGAATCCTTTCAGAAGAAGGAAAGAAATTCAAACGCGACGTCGGTTATATTGCATTGGAAGCAATGCGGAAGCGTTGTATTGAAAAGACGTCCGAACCGATTTCAATTTATATTCAATTCTTTTTTCCGACCAGAAGGGGCGACGTTGATAATTGCGTCAAAGCATTACTGGACGGATTATCAAGGGTCGTATGGAATGACGACAGTCAAGTCGCTGACAATACTTCGGGAAATTATGGAAACGGTTATCGCTTCAGGCAAATCACAGAAAAGCACAAAGACAAGGAAAATCCGCGAACGGAAATCACAATCAGATTTTACGAATCTTAAATCGAAAGGATAATCGAATGGCTGAACTTTACGAAGACCAGATTTATCGGAATCTGAAGCGGGCGAATAAAAACGTCGGCTTCATTCTGAAGAACTATGATTTCACGCGTGACATTTCGAACGACGGCTTCGTTCGAATTTTCAAAAAAGTATTTCCAGAAACAAATTATTCAATGGAAACAATCGTCAGGGCGCGTCGCTTCGTCCAGAATACGAAAAAGATTTTTGTCAAAACAGGGGCGCGGGTCGAATGGTCTGACGCTATTAAAAAATTAAAAGAAGAAGGATTCCAAATTCAACAAGACATTTTTGAAAGGGTTTAAATTATGGCGAATCAGAACGAAATCAACAAATCATTATTCGAATTTTTCAAACAGGACATTCCGCAGAACGGCGACCAGAAAAAACTGATTGAAGAAATGAATTCAAAACTTTCGACAATCCTTGATACACTGGCGTTTCTTCATGACGTTATACCGTCAGGTCAGGCGGTCGTCGTCAAGTTTGTTCATGGAAAAGTTATTCTGGCGAATCGTCTTGACAAGTCAGACCCGCGTCGCGTTACTCAATTAATCATAACGAAACCGCAGGGCGTTCTGGAATTGTCAGCAAATACGGAAGGCTGATATTGTGCGGATAAAAAATCACGAACGCGAAAACAGTCTGAAGGTATCGGACGAACTGAAAAAGGATATTCAAAAAAAGAATGACAAGGAATATTTAAATCTTGTCAGCGAAATTAATAATGTCCTTTTAAAGTCTGACAGTCAACACGAATCAGAAGTCAATCGAAGAAATGCGAATGTTTTTCTTCAGTTGCTTCAGGGATTCGTCGCGAAGGACGGCGGAAAATCTATTCTTCGAATTTCTGATATTGAAAAAGTCCTTCATAGAAAAATCAAGTTTGACCAGACGGAAGAATTTGTCAAGCTTGAACTGATTGATTAATCGAAAGGTCAAATCGAATGGAAGAAAAAGGGACACGCGTTCCGCTTCTGGAAAATATTTTGATTGAAGTCCTGAATGTATTCGCTTCGCGGATAGTCAAAACCTGTCACGCCGAATCTCTGGACGAATTTGAAAGACAGGAAAAAATATTTCAGGCGCGGAACGACGCGATTGAACAAATCACAGAACAAAGCGAAGGAATAGTCGAATGGAAAAAATTAAATGCTGGAAAGTCGAAAACAAACGTTTCGTCGAATACCCGTCAAATCGGGAAGACGCCGTCGAACGTCGTCGAACCGATAGACGTTTACGGTACGGGCGAATTAAACCAGTTAGGCAGACCGTCCCCGCCGAAGACCCCGTCTTCATGTACCCGCAATTTATAAACGGCGGAATCCAGCCGAAGACATGGAAACCGACAACAAAGCGCGACGTTAAAAAATACGACGAAAATCTTGTTTGTCGTTGCGGTCGGGTCGCAGACTTCGACGGCGAATATTGTAAACTTTGTATCAAATCACTTTCAGGAAAAAAGAATGGCAACAAAAGCTGAACTGGAAATGGACGTGACGGGACTGACCGAATGTCTGGTCGAAGTACACAACGCGGTCATTAAAAGCGCGACAGACGTCCTTCCGCTTGATAGTCAGCAGACCGTTTGTCAAAAAATTGGTCGGACGCTGGAAAGCGTTCACGGGGAATCTATAATCGAAAGGCTGGAAACATGAAAAAAGACAATCACTGTCCTTCTGGGAAGAAGAAATGTATGCGGACAATTAACGGCGGTCAGACCTGTATTTATAATGGGCGGGAATACTGGGTCAAAGGATTTCTTCACTGTCCGTTCAAGCCGAAGAAAAAATCATATCTCAAATTAAACGGGGTCGCCGTATGATTCGAAGACTGTTAAATTTGTTCAAAGCAAAAAGGCGCGCCGACCATATTGAAAACGCCCAGTCAGTCGCGGGTCTTCTGATTGAACTGAAGCGCGGTCTTCAGTCTGAACGAATGGCGTTTAATCTTATGAATTATCGGGAAGCGAAGCGAATCAATGGCGAACTTTTGAAAATGATTTCGTCTGTCAAAATGAAGGGATTCAAAAATGATTAACTGGGTTCGAAATATTTTTTATAATTATTTTTCGGACAAGGGGACGAAGTGGTTCGAATATGCGGTTCATTATTATTGCAATTTCCCCGCCGATTCATTGGGATTTCAACGGGGCGAAATCTGTTTTCGTCTTGGAATATTATGTGACGAAGTCGCGAACTTATTCAAATCGAAAGGATAATCAAATGGAATCGTTGGTTTTTGTTTACGAAATCGAAGTCGAAGACAATAAGAAGGGGACGCGTCGGGTCTTTTTGTTGGTATGCGATATTGACAACGCAACGGACGCGATTCGAAAAGCTTATAAAAAATTTACTTTTGAAAACGAATATGTCCGTTCAGCGCGTCTTGTCGGGGAAGCGCAAATCTAAAAGCGAAGGGGAAGCAAAATGAAAACAATCGTTGAAATTGATTTCAAAAATAATTCAATTGCTTTTGTCGGCGACCCCGATTCGTTTCTGAAGAAGCGTATCAAGGAAATGAACGAAGACTTGAATCGGGTCATTCCCGTCTTTGACTGGTCGAAGGTCTTCGAATTCACAGACGAAACATTCAGCGCGAAGGTTGACGTTTCCAAAATGTCCGATTCGTTTCGGGGACAGGTAAAATTCGAAACGTTCCTTCGGGTTTTCTTTTATGAATGTCACAGACAGGGAATTCGAATCGTCAAAGATTATGAATAAATTATTCATTCTGTTTTTATTATTAATCTTATCTTGCGGGGACAAACCGACAGAAGAAAAGAAAAAAACAAAGCTTCCCCCGTTTGATTTATTCGATACTTCGAAAGGAAATTAAAATGAATATTCTTTACATTGATTTAGAAACGACAGGTCTGAACGCGCAGAAGAACGGCGTCTGGCAAATCGCAGGGGCGATTGAAATCGGCGGGGAAATAAAAGACGAATTCGATTTTAAATGTCAGACTGTGAAGGGCGACGTCATTGACGACAAAGCTTTGAAGGTCGGCGGAATCACGCGTGAACAATTAATGTCATTCGAAGACCCGTTCGATACATATCGAAAACTTGTCAAGGTCTTCGAAAGACACGTCAACAAATTCAATTTTCATGAACGCTTTTATATAGGCGGTTATAACGTACACTTTGACGTCGATTTTATTTCGAACTGGTTTAAAAAATTCTGTAATGACAAATACGGATTCGGAAGCTGGACGAACTGGCGGAAGATTGACCCGATTTCGATTCTTCACTGGCTGGCGTGGACAGGTCAGATTCGTCTGGATAATTATAAACTTCAAACAGTATGCGACGCCTTCGGGGTCAAGCTGACGGACGCACACGACGCGAAGGCGGACATTCGGGCGACGATTGAATTGATTCAAAGGATTCGGAAGAAATTTGTCAAAGCGTTTGAAGTGAAGGGGGCGTCATGTTAGACCCAGAACTGGACGACGCACAGATGAAAATAATTTTCGAAAACGTCAGACGTTATCTTCCGCATTTAGCACAGACGGCGAAGGTTTATTTCGATTCACTTGTCGAACAAGGATTCACGGACGGTCAGGCGTTGACGTTGACGACTGGTTATATTCAAACGCTGACGAAGGGAAATTAAAATGGAAAACGAAATGGTCGAATTCAAACTTCGGGTCGACGGTCAGGAAACATTCGTCGACGAAGGGATATTCGTTCATGAAGACCAAATTTCCGAAATCGTTCTTTGTAAAGAAATGACGAAGTCAGGGAAGACGGCTGAATTTTGTAGACTGTTTATTAAAAATTCCGAAAGGTCTTATGAACTTGATTATCCACACGACTTTATGATTAATGCAATGCGGGAAGCAAATTTAATTAAATCGAAAGGAAATTGAAATGACCGAATACACAATTAAAGTCCCGACGTTTTTAGTTTATATTATGTTCTTCTTTATTTTGATTGATATTATACTTACGGTAGGAAAGATTTATTATTTGTCACGACTTCGAAAAAAAATAAAAGAAGAATCTGACAAAGGGACAATCAAATCAATTATATACTGACCAGTTAATTGACGAATTAATTCTTTTTATCTATTTTATTGATATGGCAATACGCAAAAAAAAGACGAAGAAAAAAACCACACGAAAACGCACAGACCTGAAGAAATCAGGCGTGAAGGCGAAGACGTCGGGAAAGGACACGCCCGACCGTTGCGACTGGATTCACAATCAGGCTATTATTGAGCAAGCTTATTTTGAAATCAATCGCGAAACGGGGCGCGTTCCGACCGCGACGGCAATCGCAGAACGGACAGGTCTTCGGCGTGAAACGGTCGGCGCGCACTTGAAAAAGTTTGACTTTTCCCGCGTCCGCCGTCGTCTGGGCGTTGCTTTAAATATCGCACTGGGTCGGGCAATCGAAAACGCTGGAAAGCCGAACGCCTTCTTCAAAGACATTGAATTGCTTTATAAGATAGGCGGGGAACTTGTCGAAAAGGTCGAACACGGCGGTCGAATCGACTTCCGTTCTTTAAAGGAAAAACTGTCAGATGGAAGCGAAGGTGGGGACACGGACTTCGAAAGGGCGAAAAAGCTTTCGCAAATCCTCATATCCGAAAATCTTATCTAATAATCTGGACAGGCGAATCGAACTTCTGGACGAAGCTTCGACAAATCCGCATCTTCAAAATATTCTTTATAAGCAATGCAGGGACGATATAACATTTTTTTTCAATTATTTTTTATGGACGTTCAATCCGAAAGTCGAACCGAATCACTTTCCTTTTCTTTTATATCCCGTTCAGGCTGAACTTGCGAAATCATATCAGGACGAAATTAAACGGGGCGTCGGGTCGCTGACAGAAAAGTCCCGTGAAGTCGGGGCGACCTATGTCTGTCTGGGCGTTCATCTTCACCAATGGATTTTCGAAGAAGGCTTCGAATCCTTGCTTCTGTCAATGCGGGAAGACGAAGTCGACAATCCGACGCCGTCTTCATTGTTCGGGAAGATTCGGTATATGAACGACCGACTCCCCTTCTGGCTTCGTCCTTTTAAATTCAATCGCAGAATAAATCAGAAACACCTGACGTTCACGAATCCAGACAACGGGAATTCGATTGTCGGACAGGCGACAACGGAAGACGCGGGGCGGTCTGGGCGGAAGTCGGCGGTCTTGATAGACGAATACGCTTCGATTTCCCCGCGTCTGGTTCGGGGTCTGGAAGTCGCGCTGAACGAAACGACGAACTGTATTCAGCGATTATCGACGCCGAAAGGAATCAATCAGTTTAAAGCAATCAGGGACAGGGGTCTTTGTCGGGTTCATACCGTACACTGGACGCGAATCCCGCCTAAATTAGACGGTCTTTATTATATCAATAGTTCGGGTCGCAAAATTGATTTAGACCCTTCTGACACGTCTAAAATCAATCCATACGGTTATCTGAAGGGGAAGACGGGGAAGACAACAAAATTCCGCGTTCGGTCGGCGTGGTATGACCAGAAATGTAAAGATTATCTTCATGAACGCGACCGCGCACAGGAACTTGATATAAATTATCTGGGTTCTGGATATTGCCGATTCGACGGGGATATGATAGAAACGGGGTCGGCGAATACGCGGGACGGGATTCGGGGTCGGCTGGAAATGGTCGGCGGAAAACCGAAATTCGTCGAAGTCGAAGCGGGCGCGCCGTTCGAACTGGAAGTCTGGAAATTTCCGACAGTCCCGCATTATGACTATCGGTCAGTGATAGGCGTCGACGTCGCTGAAGGTCTTGAAAAGGGCGATTATTGTTCAGCCGACGTTCTTCAAAAAGACCCGTTCACAGGTAAAATTAATCTGGTTGCTTCGCTTCATGGTCATTTTACACCTGACGTCTGGGCGGAAAAGATAACCAGACTGGGATTCTGGTATGACGGCGGGGCAGAACTGGGCGTCGAACGAAACAAAGACGGTCTGGGCGTCCTGATTTCATGTCGGGAAAACCATAATTATATTAATATCTATCGGGGCGACGACGACCGCGACGGATTTCTGACAAAGCAATCGAATAAATTCACTATCACGGGCGACCTTGACGAAGCGTTGCGGTCTGGCGAACTGGTCGTCGAATCCATAAATCACTTCACAGAACTTTCCATGTTTGAAAATAACGACGGGAAGCTGGGCGCGACTGGCGAAAATCACGACGACCGCGTTATGTCCCTTGCGATTGCATGGCATATTATAAAGCAATACGGGACGCCGAAGGAAAAGCCGATAGGCAAAGCGGAACGGAAGAAAATAAAACGCTTTGATACTTCACGTTTTTAAATTATCTTTAAGAAAAACCCAGTTTTTATTCCAAAATTAACGAAAGGGCGTTATCATGTCCGCACTAATTGACTTTTATAATCTGCTTCTGGGTCGAAATCGAACGACCCGCGAAAGTCTTTCGAAATCCAAAAAAGACGATTTTATGACCCATACCGATTATGATATATTCACGACATTTCTGAACGGTCTTCTTCCAGACCCAGACATTGTTCTTCAGAAGGCGGGTCTGACGGCGTCCGCCTATTATGAATTAATGACCGACAGTCATGTCGCGGGTTCGGTTATGCAACGGAAAAGTCGGGTCAAGCGAATGGATATAATTCATCTTGCGGGGAAGGACAAAGAAGGGAAAACTGACGCAAAGGCTGAAGAAGCTTTGAACTTTTTTCAGGAAACGCTGGAAGGGATAGAACGAATCCCTGAAGTCGTCAACGAAATTCTGGACGCGCCTTTATACGGGGCGACATACCTTGAAATGTACTGGAATCAAATTCCAATGTCGACCGACAAGCCGAACGGTCAAATTGTCCTGACCGACATTATGGCGAAACCGTTCGAATGGTTCTGTTATGATTTAGATAATGTCCTGAAGGCGAAGACGTCCGATACGACATTCGCCTTTGAATTGATTGATATTCCGCCGAACAAAATTCTTCCCGTTGTTAAGGATTCGACATATCGGAATCCGTACGGCGAACGCGCTTTCAAGCGGGCGTTCTGGGCGTATCAATTCAAAAAAGGCGGTCTTCGGTTCTGGACTGAATTCCTTGAAAAATACGGAATGCCATTTCTTTTCGGAAAACTGGATTCAAAGAAGTCGACGACAGACCTGACGTCCTTCCACAATGACCTTGTCGATATGGTTCGGAATGGCGTTGTCGTTTCCAAATCAGACGGCGCGGGCGAACAAATCGACGTTATTGAAACAAAGTCCAGAGGCGGTTCGAATGACGCTTATAAAACTTATAAGAACGCAATGAATATCGAAATTTCAAAAGCGATACTGGGCGAAACACTGACCATTGAAAATTCCGAAAGCGGGTCACAAAACGCAACGGAAACGCATCTTGAAGTTTTAGAATCTATTCAAGACGAAGACAAAGCAATGGTTGAAAGGACGTTTAACAGGTTAGCGCGCCTTATTACCGACATGAATTTCGGGAAAGACGTTCCTTCCCCGAAGACCGTCCTGTCAGACCCGAAGGAAATATCCCTGAAGTTGGCTGAACGTGACGGGACGCTGACTGAAAAGCTGAACGTTCGATTCAAAAAGGAATACATTTCAAAAGCGTACAAAATCGACGAAGACGACTTTGACGTTGTCGCGCCGACGCCGACACCTTCCCCGACGCCCGCATCAACAAAGAACACGCCCGAACCGAATGAAAATCCAGATAAAGAATCGCCAGAAACAAAAGAAGGCGACGAAGAATTCGCCGAATCATTTCCGCTTCAGGACGGCGTCGAAAGATTTATTGACGGGTCGATTGAACGAATGGAATTTCTGACCGACGACCTGAAGACAAGGCTGGGAAGAATAATAAAAACGTCCGATAATTATGGCGAACTTATTGTGAAACTGGCGACCATGAAAGACGCGGTTGATTCGACAACTTTCGCGAATATGTTTAATCAGTCACTTGATATTGCTTACGTTGTCGGGGAATACGGGGTC